GGAAAACGGAGCCTCAACCTCTTGTGCCGCAAGTCATGCGCAACGTGGAAGTGGCCCCAGCTGAGGTGCACAGGGCCACATCAGCCCTGTTGCTTGCTGGTGGCTCAGCCCGTGGGGTGTTGCAGACGGCAGCCGTTTTACTTCGCGATAATATTCCTATCAGGAAGGTCAGAGACACGATCGTTTTGGCTGAGAGACAGGCAGCTTTTTTAGGGAACCGGGGGGTGCGTGCGCCCCCCCAGCGACCCTCTGCTGCGCGCTTCCTGTTGGCGTTTGTCTCCCTGCCGTGTGTCTGGCAATTGTCGCGATGGACAACATCCGTTCTGATGCGAAGATATGTCCCGTGGATGCCAGGAGGTATTGTAACTGCACTGTCACACGTGATGACTATGCCTACTGGAGCAGTGATAATTTCTCTCATTATACTCATTCCGTACTCAGTGGCGGTGACCTGGTTCCTAATGCTCCTATGGGGGCTTGCGGTACAGGTCTGAGTTTTGGATGGCCCTGTGCATTGGCCCGTTGTCTTTCCAATGCACAGAATGCCCTTGTGAAGAGACATTTGACAGCTCCAGCTAATAAGGCGCGTCCGTTTGAAGTGAATCCATTCCTTGGGGCCTGGGGGGACCAGCTGAAGACCACTTACTTCCAAAAATTGACATGTGAGTTGGAAGGGCAGTGGCGAGTAGGCAAGGGTTACTCCAAGGTCCAGCAGATCGACCACTCCGAGACGTATGACACATTGGCTAGGCATCGAGTGAAGGCCTTTGTGAAGCACGAAGTTGGGCCGAAGATCCCAAAGAAAGCGAGATTGATACAGGCGCATTTGAATGAGCGTACAGCCTACGAGTTTCCCTGGGAGTACCAGGCATTCGGAAAGACCATGAAGGCTGTCAGTACTTTCAACATGCAGCTCCAGGGCGTAGACTTTGAATTACATTACGCAGGGGGCTACAACCATGACCAAATGAGCGACATTGTGTCCGCGTGGATAGAGAGCATGGACCACACCACTTTGATTGATGAACGCGATGGGGTTAATTGGGACTCCACCATGCAAGAACCCACACTCATGGCCGAAGCTGAGATTTATCAACGCTTGGGCATGGAGTGTGCTGAGGTTTTCATTGATCGTTGCAAGCGAATAGTGGGAGTGGTCACTTACAAAGTTGATGGTGTTATGGTCAAACTCCGATACCAGAGCTCGTGGACTCGTCTTAGTGGCGATTGGAACACTAGCTGTGGCAACACCATCATTTCAATGCTCATCTGCGTAAACACGATATTGGGACTACCACCTCACATGAGACCCAGCAAGGTTAAAGCCATCTTCATGGGCGATGACTATCTGGGATTTTACTGGTTCAGCCAGCAGGTGGATCCCAAGCTATTGAAGCAAGCACTGAATGAGGGCGAAGCAAATTATGGAATTACCCCCGAAAGAGGGTTGTTTCGTGATCCGAATTTGGTGTACTTCATATCAATGGGCTTGTGGCCGCGGTTTGAGGGTGGGTATCAGTTTGTACCCAAGCCGGCCTTTCAGCTCAATAAATTGTTTTGGTCAGTTAAGAGGGTCACGCCGAAGTATGTGCCTGGCTACTGCGACGAGATAGCAGTGGCCTTTTTGCCGGTGTACTATGGGTTTGGAATGATGATGGAATTTATCAAGCGCCATCGGCACCCACAATCACCGCGCAAACTTGCTTTCAAACCAGTCATTTTCATGATGGGTGAGTACCCGAAGAAAGCAAGGGGAGTGGATTGGAAAACAGGATTTGTTTATAAGTACCAACTCCCCTATGCTGCAACTTGTTTTGACTGGCCATGCGTCACTGGTGGGGGGGTGTTACGACACCCACTCGTGGAAGAAATGCTGCGACTTGAACAGCTCGACCCAGCTGAGAGAGCGGGATGCCTCAGCTGAGCCACCTTGTGTTCCCAATTGTTGGGTTTATTTTTAATTGAAGTGCAAACTAATGAACAGCAAGAGTAAGA